TACAAAACAATTAGCCAAAAGCATAAACTCGTTCTTCATTGATGCGTATAAACGTTTGTGTATCGCTGACATAACCCGCGATCCACGCTCCAAGAGCGCAACTGTAGTGCCCACGGCTGCCGATTGGTTGCCTTCGCCCACTTGCATATCAGCGATGCTCGCGAATCGTTGACCGGATTGTACAACTGTACTTAGTAGTGACAATAGTGTTTGGTTAGGACCGTTAAATGGTAACGGCATGAATGCATCTTTTAGGTTTCCACCAGGTGCATCTACGTCACGGAACTCGCCCGGCTGCAACGGTTGAGCTTCGTCTCTAACGCGGATGCCTCGCATTTTAAATCCGGCCGGTAGATTTGACAAGGTGCCGGCGTCTAAGAGTTGTCTTAGCGCAGCTGTAGCGGTTCTTGATAGACCGCCTATCATGTGTATTAGGCCGAACCCGTAAAATCCGAGTCCTGGTAGGAATTTGAAATGAACAAAATATTCTTTACGTCTTTTTGACGGATTGTTTTGTTCAAAATTTCTTCTGACTGCAAGAACAGTGCTTGTCTCTTCGTCAATCGTTACGATGTACGGAAGTTTTAGTCCTGTTGGTTCTCCAGTTTGTGGGTTCATATCCTCAAACCCTTCAAGATCTAAATTAAGGTGACATTCTAAGAGTGTGTGTATTTCTTCGTTATTGCCTCTTGCTGTGCCTTCTATTTTATCTTTTGTATCTTTTACATCACCAGTGTCTGACAGCGAGCCTTCGCCAATGTCAACATCTTTATAAAAACCTGCTAACTGTTGTCTACGCAATTCGTTACCTGACATTTTAATTGTGTGAATAATAACTTCTGCATCTTCTAGTGAAGTTGCGTTGTATGGTACAACTAAATCTTCTGCAGGTACAAACTTAGACACACAACGTCCAAGAGATGCATCGTAATAAACTTTTTTAAATGTAGAACCTGACAACGGTAAGTTAAATAACATCTGATCAAACTCTGGCTCGTATTCTTTCATCTCGCACATGATTTGATAGTTCATGTAATCTCTAACTCTGTCCGCTTGTCTTTGTCTGTCAGCGTTTATCATGCCTACAACTTTCGTTCTAACAGGTCCGTCTGCTGGTAATAATTCTTTATATGCTAGTGATTGAAATTGTGTAACTGCTTCTGCAAGTACAGGGTGTGTTGCACCTGATGCACCTTGGAATGGTTCTGATCTGTTTTCGTATTTAAAACCTAACAGGTCTAAACCTTTTGTGTATGCATCTTCCCAGTCTGCTCTTGAGCTTTTGTACTCATCATAGTTTTCTTCTAGGTCAGCTGCAATTTCAGTTAACACTCCTTCGTCTAAAAAATCTGCTAAGTTAGCATCGTGCTCTTGTGCGCCTGCCATCATTTCTGCAGCAGGATCAAAGTTTATTTCTGCTCCACCATCATCAGTCATTTCTACATCAACGTCACCACCTTCTTGAAATTCTTGTGGTTGTTCTGCCATTAGTTCTACTTCTTCGTCGTAGACTGTTTGTGGAACTTTGAGTTGGTTTTCTAGTGCTTTATCTATAGCCATTATTTTCTCCTAAATAAACTTCCCATGCCGTCTGACGCTGGGCCTTTTTGTGGTGGTACTAAACCACCTTGATTAAAGTTACCTTCGCCTTGTTGATATAATATTTCAAGCATGTCATCAGGTAATTCTTCGCCTGTATTATAAAAATGATTTGCTCTTATTTTTTCTTTGTCGATTAATTTAAAGAACACAGCTTTTTGTTCGTCTGTGTATCGTGGTGAGTCTTGCACCATTTGTTCTAGTTCACGAATTGTCATTGTGTCTAGTGGTGTAGCTTTTGTACCATCTGCTCTGTCTTTTAGTATTCGCTCAAGATCTGTGCGCGGATCTCTGATCACGTTTACAGCTTGTTGCGCGTCAGCAGTTTTAGCTGGGTCTGAACCCATGTTTGCTTTTGGTCTCATTAGTAATAATTCTTTTATATCTTGTCTTAGTTTTGGATCTAATAAATAATTTAAACCTTTGCTAGATATTCCTCCAAACTTCATTCCAACACGTCCACCATCTGCTTGTTTAGTTCTAGCTAATTTAATTTTTCTAATCATTCTTTCTAATGCTGCAGTTGGTTCAAAGCCGTCTTCTATTTCACGCATAAACATATCAACTGCTTCGTTCTTTAGTTTTTGTTCGTCAAGTAAGAACGTAGATTCAGTCAACATATCTTTTGACTGTGTTTCCATGTCACGCATTGCTTTTAAAATTCTATCTGATTCTTCTTCAACTGCTTTTGCTGAAGTGATGCCTTGTTTTTCTTTTGGAAAGAATTGCATCTCTCTCATCATTTTTCGTCCACGTGCAGAATTTGGATTTATAACTGCAGGGTCTTTACCCAAGATCATTGTTTGTAAATTTTCTAACGCGTCGTCTTCTGCTGTTTCACCTAATACTGATTTTCTAAATGAAGTGTATTTTGGATCAGCCATCATTCGTTGCATGACTTCAGCTTCTAATAATTGTTTGTCTGTTGCAATTCTGTTTTTAGGAGCGCCTTTTAATAGAGTTGATATTTCACCAAAGTTCTGACTTGTTGGATCAAAGTACTTACCTCGGTCTTTAAATAAAGAACCAAGTCCTCCTAGAATTCTTTTCAGTAATTCTTTTTTCATTAATAGTACGTCCTTTGTTGTTGTGGTAAAGGCTCATCTTCGTAATCGTCGGGATGTTCTACAAAACCACCTTGTCTAAATCTCATTACTGCTTGAGTCATGCTATCCACTAAGTCATCGTGTTCGCCTAGCGGGAATGCAGCGCATTCCTCAATTACCTCTTCTGCCCATTTTTTTTCTGGTGCCCAAATCATACCAGATTCAAATAAAGGTGCAACCGAGTTTATTCTAGTATGTTTATCATTTCCCTTGCTAGGTGTAAAGTTAATAACTGGTATGCCAAGTTTGCGTAATTCATAGGTTAAAGGCAATCCTGATGCTTTTGCCTCCACGATCACCGTTTCTGGCTTCCAATAGTCATATTGTTCTTTTGCTATTCTACGCAGTTCTGGAAACTCAAATCTGTCTTTTACCATGTCAATTAGTATTAACTGCGGTCCGCTGTCCTCGTCTGGTGTAAATACACCCCATGTTGTAATAGCAGAATAGTCAGCAGTTTCTTTTTTCATAAACGCTGTATCGTAGGATTGTATAACATGCTGTAGCGGTGGTAGTTCTTCTTTCTCCCACACTTGCCACCATTCACGTTTTATAATACTACCTTCTGCTGCTGTTGGATTTTGCTGGTATTGCGCATTCCATTTTAATATACTTACGGATGCTTTCACCGCTTCTAACTCTTCTAGCTTCCAATAACCAGGCCACACCGGCTTACCGCTGGGTAAGATCGCAGGAAACTCGATTACTTCCCATTGGTCTGCTTTTGGTTCTGCTTGTGCTTTCATTAACTTTCCCGTCAGGTCTGCGACATTCCAGCGAGTCATCACCACTATTATTCTGCCGCCAGGTTGTAACCTCTGCCGAGGTCCAGATGTGTACCACTCATAAACCCTATCAAAACTGGCCATGTTCATTGCGTCCTGTTCTGAGTGTGGATCATCAATAATTAATAAGTCCGCTCCACGGCCCGTGATACTACCTCCAACACCCGCTGCATAATATTCGCCGCCCTGATCCGTTTCCCATTTGCCCGCGGCCTTAGAATCTTCTCTGAGTCGTGTATTAAATATTTTTTTAAAATCATCCTGCTCCATTAACGTTTTTGCTTTACGACCAAATCGCACTGCAAGTTCTGCGTTGTTTGTTGCTTGGATTATTTTTAGATCAGGTTTGTTACCGATCATCCATGCAGGTAGATAGTTAGATGCAAACTCAGACTTTGTATGTCTTGGTGCCATATTGATAATGAGTCGCTTGAGATCGCCTCGCGCAACGCGGTTAAACTTCTCAGCCATTATCTTATGATGTTCACCTTCTATAAAATCAGGCCACATGTGTTTTACAAAACTTAAAAAATCATCTTTGATCGCTTGTTCTTTTTTCTTTTCGTCAAGCAACAATAGTGTTTGCAAATATTCTTTGCGTGTGTCTTCAGGTAAGTTTTTTAATTGATCAGGAGTTAACATTCGAAAAAATTTTATAAAAAATTTTGCACCTTTTGTTTTTAAGTGTGAAAACGATTTTAGACCATATCTATTTGCAGATCAAGCATATAGTGCTGGCATTGGGACCCCTGTTATACAGAATCCGGGGTACGGGGGTGGGGTCGCAAGTCTGGCAGCAAATGCGCAAGGGTCCCCTATTACAGCGAGCGCGCAAGGGGCGCAGTTTAGAATGAGTCTAAGTAGCAAAGATAATTATAATAAGTGTTGACAGGTTTTTACAAATACTACAAACTTGTGGGATAATAATAGAAAGGATAATATATGGACGAACAATTAGTTAATCATCATAAGATTGTGCAAGACGCAGAGATTATGACAAAGGGAGAGTTCATTCAAGAACATGGAGAACAATACCTAGAATACTATGAGCAAGTACAAGCCAATGTACCAAGCCACCTCAGTAAGTTTCTTGAGGAGTGTAGTTCTTCTACATTCGAAGAACTTATGGGCTGGACAGATGAGTAAGTCAGCTCGATATTGTGTGACTTGTGGTAAGAAGTTTTACCCCAAGTCATACTACGCGTATCCAAGTGATGAGTATTGTTTCAACTCATTGACAGGGGAAACCACGAGACAGAGAGTACAGCCAATGCACAAGCACTTTCATTCACAAAGCTGTATGAAAGAGTGGCTTGCAAGATACTCTCGAGAGTTCTCAAATTTAGTTGACAATATATCACATAATATGATACAAGATAATAGCAACCAAGAGAAAGGATAATTTATGGAAGCTAATAAACTAAGACTAAACCAACAAAAGCGACAGCTACTTAAAAGAGAGTGGGCTTCGACTGTTTGGAATAAAACACCAATGGAAGTTGAGGATAATCTAAGACTTGCCATTGATAATTACAGAACAACAAAACAACAAACATGGGATAATGTAATCACCCCTATAATGGATAAGAAGTTTCCATTAGAGGACATGGATATATTAGCCAAGTACGATAGAGGACATAGTCATTACAGATCATTCACAGAAATAGATCAATGCTTTTATTTTAAGCCGACACATACTGATAGTAGCGAGGCTCAATACAAGTGGACTATTGATGATAATGAAATGTTAGCATTGTATCACTTTGAGTTGCAAGAGAAAGGACACCAAGCGACACTACAAGTTGAATATGATGAAACTAAAAGAGATGAAAACCCTCACTATCACGAAAAGACAAAAGCTATGCACGAAGATTTAGCAAAGGTATCAGCTAGTCTTGATCGTGGCTTGTGGGGTAAGTCTGGCTATAATCGTTGGAATAGAGATGATTATAGAGATGATATATCACATTTCAGTCGTATCGTACCCAATACAGGTGGTTGTCATTCTCGTACCATGATGTGTGAGGAACACCATTGGGAACAACTTAAAATGTATGCAAAAGCTCAAAGTTATTTGACTAACGCACATAG